GGTACAACAGCTTTTTGTTCATAGCTAAAGATAGTACCATTGGCCGAAACCATCCAGGGCTGGTTGCTATCAAATATCATACGCCAGATGTCAGCGGCACTCATTACATCCGATCCGCCGGCTTCCCAATCGACGGTAATTTCTGTTCCAGGTTCGGCATTCATTACGGCAGTGTATTCAAGACTACCAAACATGTTTTCCCAAGCGTCTGCAAAACTACTACCTGAGCTCATTTTGTCTTGAATATACCGATCAGTCATTATTGGCCGGAGTTGACCGATGATTGACTCTTGTGCCATGTTAAGAGCGCGGATCGCTGACGGGTAGAGGCTGTTGATGTCGATTGCGCCGATCCAGTCGTGCATGCCTTTCTTGGGGAAAGCAACATAGGCACCTGCTGCTTGTGTGTCTCCTTGGTCATCTCTTCCTTTCCTATTAGGTACAACCATACCTCGTTGATGTGCTTCATTAATAATCGCCTGCTCGGTTACAGCTACCGCTCCCATTGTAGTAGGAAGCAATACAGTATTATCATGTGCCAGTTCATTGGCCAAATCTAAAAATCTTAATTTCTTATCCAATTTGGCAACAAGCATGGTATCCTGCCTGTTGTAATCAATGAACTTAGGAAAGTCTTTGTTGTATAGTTGATCCAGCGTACCTTCATATTGTGTTTTACGCTCATCGAGTTCGTATTCGCCAATGGCATCCAGACTATAGCTGTGTCGTTCTTCATAAGTGTATTTGCGATACAGTTGCATATAGTCCATATGCACTCGGCCAATCAAGTCGAAAGTCAAGTTTTCTGCACCAAAGCGTTCAAATGTTCTTTGCTTGGGCAGTTGCCCCCAAAGACAAAATCTACGTGTATCGTCTTTGCTTAATACTTTAGTAATACGCATGACCATGTAAGGAATATCAAAACCCTCTGAGTTCCAACCGCTTAGTATGTCTGCGTCGTCGATTATGTCAAGGAAAGTGTTAAGTAGATCTTCTTCGCGTTCAAACAAGAAACAGTTATCATATTGATTGCAAATTTCTTGTGCAGTCTCCCAACTATAACTTTTTGGAGGGACAACAAGCGTGACCATTTTGTCCATCCAGTCAAGATAGACACTAATAGCAGTAATTGGATTAAATGGATCTTCAGGTCGACTAAAGCCCCTTACTGGATCAAAGTCAACCTCAATGTCGAAAAACGCAGTATGTAACTGGGGAGATGTTGCCCCCAGATAGTTTTCTTCGAGACAGCGAAATACCGGATTAATATCCGACTCCCAAAGTCGTTTGTTAGAATTGATACGTAGTTCTTTTTGAAATTCTTTCTGCGAACGACTCGAAAACCTGCTAACAGGAGTACCATACACAGTACGAAATTTACCACGCGGGTCATCGTAGTAAAAGATATAGGTCGCGGGATATTCCTTGTATACACGTTCACTACCGACACGTTCAACAATGTGAATACGATCCTGACCCCGGTCATATAATGCATCAACATAACTCATGTGTGTATTTTATTTTTTATAAAAAAGTAAGTCAATTATTTGCTCGCAAACAATTGCAAATCGTAGCGCCAACCACATTAAACCAGCAATAAACACCCCCATACCTATCCAATAGCCAAGTATAGATAAAAAGATATTAAGCATTGGCAAGTATTCTTATATAACCTAAAGCGTCAATGGTAGTAAGCAAGAGGTAGTTAGCCAGCATGCCAAAACTACCACGACTATAAGCTGCCCAACTATAGATAGCGCAGCCAGTAATCCACATAGGGTAAAGAACCATGAAGGGAGGGTCTGGTACGGTGACAGCCATGATAACGCTACACCCAAGACTAATAGCCCAAGCAACCAGCTCGGCAACAAAGCGCAAAGGATGACTACGCCAATCATCTCGTATCCAAGTAGCTATTCCAGATACAGAATCTATCAAAGAGTTTTGCCTACTGTTTGAAGAATGGTATTTAGTTCTTCATTATCAGCGTTCTCTTCACCAAGTTTTGATTTGAATGCAGTACGAATAGCTTTTTTAAGAATAGAAGGTTTAATCTCCATTTCCTCTGCTACAGCCTTAATTGTGTCACTCAATCCAGCGTTGAGGTCTTCGACTTCTTGCATAATAGTCATACCTTCGTTGATAATTTGTGTAAGTTTAGCTTTTTGTTCGGAAGAGAACATACGTGAGCTCATAAAATCTCCTATGTGTAAAAATACTATTGTATATGAATATATTTAGAATTGCAAGAAAACTTTGCTCACTTTAATCCTCTGGGCACGACTCCTTTGGATAGCGCAGCAGCCGCGCCTTCACGGTCCTAAGGTGAAGACTTATTTTTTGGGCTCACAGGTCCTGGTTCTTTGCATAGTGCCATCTGGTTGACGCTCTTCTCGCCACTCCGTACATACCTGTGTTTCTGTTTTTTCTGGCAACACTTGATCTACAGTCCAGTTAGCTGCCATCCAACCCATTGCACTAAAAAAGCCCCAGACCAATATTTCTCCTATCATTTTGGTAATCTTCCTTGAATAATTTTAATTACTTGATCACTCAGAACCACTTCATAATGATTATATGCAACTTCAATTAAATCCATATCCTCGCCATGATGTTTTTGACTTGCAATTGTAACCACCCCGTCATTTTTTCCCATCACCCAGGGCGTGTCTCCGTTAATAGTTACAATATTACACCACGGGTGTTTTACTTTGATTTTGTTTGCCTCTCTCATTGCCCAACTGTTTGGTCCTATATCTTTAAGTAATCTACTGTATGGTAAAAAATATTTTGCCACATCTGCAACTTCTGCACCGCCATACGGAGTACTAATTGTAACGGCGCCTAATACATTTTTTGGTATACGATTGGCTAAATGTAAAGCATATATACCACCAAGACTATGACAAATAAAAAATATATTTTGAATATCTTTTAATTGATTGTACATATCGTCTAAGTTGTGTTGGAATCCATTTCTGCTGTCATAATTTATAACTAAATCATTTCCGTCAATATGTTCTCTAAGATAATTAAAGCTTTCACTTGTGGCATTAGCTCCATGTATATAAACTAACTGTGTCATTACGAATACTCCGGCCAAAGTTTGGAAAATTTGAGTGGACTGTTTGGCCAATACTTTGTTTCTTGATCCAAGTGCCATTTGTTGAGATCATCACAATTAAGCTTTGTTGGTTTTAAATTTTTTAAACTATTTGCCATATCTTGTAAAAATTGTTTTTGTACAGGCATTGAATTATGATACGATTCTGAAAGTTTTAATTCTTCGATAGCCTTATTGATATACGATTGGGGCAAACTTGAAACGCTAAGAATTTCTGGATAATGTAGTTCACTCCATCTAATAGATGGTAAGTTATTGTCTGCAAAATATTGATGTAACTCGGATAAATTTAATGCATTATAAACACTATATTGACTGGTAATACCAATATTATGTTTGGTGTTTTTTGTTAGCTCAATAAGATATTTGATATTTTTTCTAATTAAATCCCAACTACTGCCTCTACGCACATATTCAAAACGATCTTCTACAGTCTCGAAACTAATATCCCACATGACATTATGTTTTTCTAATAGTTTATTAAAGATTTTGTTATTTTCCAATGGTACACTTAAATTTGTAATCACATTGATATTAACATGATCTCCAATGACATCTAATAGACTGTCATTTTCTTTTTGTAATAATGGCTCGCCGCCTAATAAAGCTAAGTTTTTTATTGTTGACTTGTTATTTTCTATTAGATTTAAAATACTTGGGAGTGTATTTGAATAATCAAGTCTTGGCACTGGCTGTTGTTTCAACATAGCCCATTGACTGCTTGCTTCGTGATCACAATATACACAGCTTAAATTACAAGTATTTGACCAACGGATGTCTAAATTTTGTAGATTAGTGGCATTGATATCTTTAACTTCAATGATTTCATGCTCTGCAATGTTGTTGTACCATGTACGTTCACTTACTGAGCTATGTTTTTCTTGTCGTAGGCATATGTTACAATTGCTGTGTTCCAAGTTATTGTGAACAGAATCTTTAATATTTGATAGTTTGCGGTTTTGTAGCAGATCGTTAATTGGTATTATTCTTAAATCACCAATTTCTTCTGTACCTGCACAACAGGTTTTATATGTTCCTGTTGTGTTAATATGGATATTTGTCCATGGAGCATAGCAGAAATTTTTTCCAATTTCTGAGTGAAGTTTATAAGACATACACTATTTAAGTGTACTGCGTAACATCCAAGAATGTTTTGCATGAGCATCTTGTCGGCTGGCCAAGAAGTCACTTAATCCGTGCATGCCCAGTTCTTCTGCGGCTCTGAATACAATTTTGAACATTTCTTCCATTTTTTCACTGTCTTGTAATAATTCAAAAAGCATGGATTCAGCAGGAAGAACTTCAACATCGTCGTCTATTAAACTTAAAATACTGAACTTGGTAAATGATCCTGGTGTATAAGTACGAGTTGCTCTAATTTCTTCAGCAAAAGTGTCTATGCTTCCATAAACTTCTTCATAAATTTTACCAAAAAGTTCATGTAATTGTGGAAAACTTGGTCCTTCTACATTCCAATGAAAGTAGTGTGCTTTCAAGTAAAAAGCATATTCACTTGCGAATGCTATCTTAAGTGCTCGTTGTAATTCATCCATAATCATTACCCTAATAAGAGTATTTATCTGCCCTGTCCGCGATAGGCCTTGTGTGATCGCTTCTCACTTTTGTTTAGTGCGCTGGTTTTGGCTTTGCGACCACCTTGACTGGTGAGTTTGACTACGTGTTTAATTGTTTTTCTATTTGATGATGTTGATGGTTTTGCCATTTGTTTCTCCTTGAATAATTATTTGAATTTTTGGCTTTTTCCGTAATATTCGTCGTTGGGTTGAGATTTTTCATACATGACTGTATCAGTGTCACCCAATCGCCATTTAGGATTTTGTTCAACTACATACTTTCGAGTACAGACTTTAAAGTCTGGAAATTTCATATCTGTAGGGTTACTTGCTGCATCAAAGAATAGACAACGATTATTTGGTTGTGCTGCATATTGTCCATTATCTAATTCTATAAAATTAAAACTCTTATGATCTTCAGGCCATTCACTGTATCCAGTATCTATTGTAGAAGAATCAGGATGAGCATGATCTGCTGTAAAAAGATAATTTCCTGAATACATGTTTTTGTTTTTGGCATAGAATTTGCAACTTAGATTTTTAAGAAAAGATTTTTGTATAATGGTAAAATCATAATCAAAACAATCCCAAATTTGCAATGTGTCTAAAGATAAAAACTGTGATGGATTAAGATCTTCTGTGCGTGATACAAACGCATGCAGAGGTAACTTGTCATAAAGTGCGCCATAATTTGGTAAGTATGCTTCAATTCTAAATGCCTGTCCTCTTATGCTTTTTAATGTTACCCATATACATGGCTCATATTCTCCATGTCCTTTTTGAAAATCATATAAAAATTCTTTACGAATATAACAGTGTACAGGTGGTAGGTTGTGAGTTAGGAATGCCATTAAGTTTTATCGATTTTTATCTCTACCAAACAAACGATTGAGTATACCTACGTTCCCACTACTGGCATCTTGGCCACCACGTACTATATTCATTAGTTCTTGATTGATTGCATTTTCAACATCGTAACGATCAACTTTTGACAAGTTTGTGCCTACACGAAGAGCACCTAAAGCTTGTGCTGCTGGGTGTGGTTGTTCTCTTGGACCGGTGTCTGTGATAGTTGGAATTTGTTCAGCCACTGGTTCTGGCGGCATCATGCGCTTGATGTCTGACTTGGTTAAATTAGGAGGACCATTGGCTGCACCGTACTCGTCCATTTTTCTTTTTGGCTTGGTAGCAACATTGATTGCTGAGCCACGACGCTCAGGATTGGGATCTTCTCTGCGTTTTTTTGCTGCTGCTGTTTTACGACCTTTTTTTCCTAATGAGTGTGCTTTGCTGGACGGTAAACATTTTGGCTTACCTTCTGAGTCATCTCTGCCACCACACTCACCGCGGATCTTGCCGTCCGGACCAAATCTTACCCATTTTTCACGAAACCACTTTTTGAGATCTTCTTCTAATTCCTGTTCGGTCATCTTAACGCAGTTAGGGACCATACGATCACCTTTTTTCTTCATACCGCGCTGTTGGTATCCGTTCCAGCAAGCTTCTAAAAGTTCTCTATATTTCATTTATTTTTTTACTCTTGTAACTGGTTGTTTTAATGTGGTGTTACTTTTTGTACTTTGTGGTGTGACCTGTGGAGTATCTGGGGGTTGATCTACCATATATTTCACATCGCCCCAATTGTACCCGCCACCTTTTGGGCTATATTTGTCAACAGTATGTGGCACCTTTGGTCTTGAGTATTCGAACTTTGAATACTTTCCGCTACCCATATTAAAGTTTTGATCTTTATACCAAGGGTCGGCGGCTCTAACATCACGAGTTACACTATCATCGTCCAGCCCTCTTTGTTGTAGTTCTCGCTGAATATCCCAGGCTTCGCTGCCTGGTGCATAGTCTGGTTCAGATATTGGATAAGAAGCCCCACCAGGACAATCAAGTTCTCCTGTTGCTGGATCTTCAACACATCTCTCATTGATTATATCTAAATATCTTCTAAAAAATCTTGGGTCCATTTTATTTCCCTTATTTCTTGCTCTTGTTGCCCCAGTTTTTAGCACCCTTCTTACGGCAGCGTACTAAGGCACCCGACGCATAGGCACTGGGCCACACTTTGTAGCGACTTTTTACTTTGTGATAGCAAGCATCTTGTTTCTCTGCCAGCATCTCGTCTGCATATGCAGCACCGCCACATTCAGGGCAGGTCATACGTTTTTCATTAACAATCTCGTACCCAGCACGTTCAAGTTCTTCTACATATTTTTCTACGTCTTCGTTAGTAATGGTTGATTCACCAAATTTGCTACGGTAGCTGTTGGGGTTCATGCTACGCTTGCTACCAATCACTTGATGACCTTCGCCACTTAGTAATAGATCATACATGAGTTTGATAATGGCCATTCTGTTGTCCATACGATCTAATGCAGCATCAAACCAGGCAACTTTTTCTGGCTTCATGGGTCTTTCGCTTGGCTTAGAAATAAGTGCCATTGCTTGTGCTTTGAGTGTAGGAAGATCGCGAATTTGTTCTAAACGCTTTAGATCCTCCACATCAAAATTGGCTTCGGCCTTGCGTGCTTCACTTACTTTGTATTTCTTCTTTAGTTCTGCTGCTTTTGCAAAACGCTCTTCATCAGGCAGATCGAATGTAGCCTTTAATTCTCTGTAGTATTCGGGATCCGGAGCACCACGCTTTTTACGTAGCTCTTGTTGACGCCGGTACAGTTTATCTTGTACTGAGCCTTCACCTACTGTTTTATTCTTGGGTTCCGGTCTTGGTTGTGGTGCTCTGGGAATTTCAGGAATATCAAATCCACCTTCCGCCACATCTTCCGCCTCATAATCTTTGTAGGTAAGGTTAAGAGCATATTTGATATACTTAGGATTGTTCTTTAATACAGACTGTAGTTTTTCCATACCGGCGTCAGTAAATGTCTGTGCCTTGTGATCCCACATGCCTGGAATGTCACTCAAATCACTAACAACATTTTGTATACGGCCTTTGATTTTATCTTCAATACCAAACAAGCCTTCCGCCAAACCTTGGTACAAAGGTCCTTGGATATACCAACTCAATGAATCTCCGTCATCTCTAACATCAAGTACATTTACTCTATACCCACGATCTATTAACCACGCTTCGGCTTCTTGTGCCAAGAACAATCTTGCTCGTTCGCCATTGAGATCAATGTTGCCTTGATCGCCGCTGACATCAAAAGCTTCTAACCAATCTTCACCAATGATTTCGTACAGTTGGTCATCACTGTACCAACGGCCACCGCCACCACCACTGGGTGCAAATTCTTTAACAACTTTAGCAACGCCAACCCGTTGATCTTTAGGCTCTATAGGCTGCTGACCACGCTCTTGTTCTTTGCGTTTCTTTGCAGCAAGATCTGCCACACTACCTCGGCGTGGCTTCTTAGTACCGTAGCTGAATGGACCAGCCTCATCAACTTTTTTATCTTTGTTGTAATCTGATACTGCTTGTCTTATGCCTGCTTTTTGTTCACGGGAAGGAGCTGCAGGAGGCTGCTGTTGTTTGTTGTAATCAACTGCATCTACATCTTTGCGTAGCTGTGCTTTTTGTTCAGCAGAAAGACCTGTGCGCGGCTGATTGGTTGTTAGTTCTGTTTCTTTGGTGTTTGCACCAGATTGTTCGTAAGTTGCTTTTTTTCCTATAGGAACACCTTTAGGATTTGTCTGTTGCACTTCTCTATAACTCGGCATCAACTTCATTAGGTTAGGGTCTGTAATTTTTTCTCCTGCTTTTAGTTGAGCATTTATTTTATCCAAGTCCTGATAAAATTCAGGTTGATGCTTGTAGGTTTCTTTACTCCACTTATCTAACTTGACTCCTCTTTCTTGCCAAGTGCGACCAATGGTGGGTTGTATGGTTTTATCTACAGGATCAACATAAGTTG